AAACTTCTCATCTCTGAGGATATCAGTATTGAGTCCTTTGTGATACTTGACCAAGTATTGTCGTTTTCCAAGAGAATAAATAGAATACTTCTTGACGACTTCACTTGGATAGTATATTATAAGAAGGTGATTAAGTATTCACGCTTCATTGAGGTTGATAAGAAGGAGTATAGGATGATCCTAAAAGACATTTTTGTCTAATTGTATTAAGTAGAATCAAGTAGTTTTAAGTTAGTTTTAAGGAGAAATATCATGGCATTAGATTTTGCCGCACTCAAGAAGACCCGCAACACCTCACTCACAAACCTAGTCAAAGAGGTTGAGAAAGTAACTACCCGTGAAAGCAAGGGTGGTGATGATCGCTTCTGGAAGCCAGAGGTAGATAAGTCTGGTAACGGTTATGCTGTTATCCGCTTCTTACCAGCACCACAGGGCGAAGATTTGCCTTGGGTCAAGATGTATAATCACGGTTTCCAAGGTCCAGGTGGTTGGTATATCGAAAACTCGTTGACCACTATCAGTGACAAAGACCCCGTATCTGAGCATAACTCCATGCTGTGGAACTCTGGTATCGAAGCAAACAAAGAGATTGCTCGTAAGCAGAAGCGGCGGTTGCAATACTACTCCAATATTCTTGTCGTCAAAGACACTGCGAATCCTCAGAATGAGGGGCAGGTATTCTTGTATCAGTATGGTGCTAAGATCTTTCAGAAGTTACAAGAAGCAATGCAGCCTCAGTTTGAAGATGAGGCACCAATGAACCCATTTGACTTCTGGGAAGGTGCTGACTTCAAGTTGAAGATTCGTAACTTTGAAGGTTATCGTAACTATGATAAGTCGGAGTTTGACAGCGCATCACCTATCTCTGATGACGATGATGAGATTGAGGCAATCTGGAACAAGCAGCACTCACTCGCTGACTTCCTGAAGCCAAGCAACTTCAAGTCATATGGTGAGTTGAAAGCACGTCTGGACAAGGTTCTGGGTGTGACTGACGCAGCACCTATGCGTGAAGAACAGGAGGTTGCCCCTCCACCACGACAGAAGGTCGCCAAGGCAGCAGAAGAAGATGCACCTTGGTCTAGCGACGATGAGGATGATGAAGAGAGTTTGTCATTCTTCAAAAGTCTCGCTGAAGACTAAATGAGAGAGAGGGGGCTTCGGTCCCCTCTTTTAATATGCACCTGCCATCATTCCACCATATCTAGCAGAAGATGGCTCTTGATTTCGTGCCTGTGGTTTTGGTGCGACGGTGCTATTATTATTCACGACATTGTTGACCGTTGAATTATCGGTTGGAGCAACAACATTAGTTGGTGTCATTGGTGGCATCGTTTCTTTTAGCGCTGCTTCTAGTGCTTCTAGTATTGGGCCAGCATTCTCACTATTCCCTTCTACTGTTAATCCCCCCGATTTATATCGGACAAACGCTTTTCCACTTGGATCGGTACCAGCAGTAACGCCACCTTGTGTTGCTTGAAGAGTTTTACTCAATTCTACACCAGACTCATCAAAAGTTTTTGAGCGGCTTACTTTTAAACCATCTTCTATTGTACCTTTAAAGGTCTGTGTAACATTACCTGTCTTCAGATCTTTCTTAAATTTAATCCCACCTATAGTTGGAGTGGAATAACTGAGTAATTTACCTTGAGGGCTGTATACATAAACACCTTCACTACCACCAAATACATAGTTACCCTTACTATCTTTTCTGTAACTCTCTCCAGTATCAGATTTAAATTGCCCCTCTTCATCAATTCTTTTCATTATATCTTTATTCATATCACCAGCACCAGTTTTCATGAATTGACTTACTGCTTCGTTTGCTTCGACACCTTCAGCAGAAGGGCTGCGAACCTTTTTGAGTAATGTCTCTGCGGCAAGTGGAATACCCCTTGCTAAGTTTGCGAGTTGTTCCTCATTTAAAACTGCCTCATTACCGTGTAGAACTGCTGGTGTTCCCTTACCAAAGTTCTGCATAAGATCGTTATCTTCGCCAAGTGTGCCTTTATTATAAGATAAAGATTTTGCACCACGCATACTACCATCGCTCTGAAGAACAGGTCCAGTGAAGCGTTCTTGTGCTTCAGCAGCCGCAGCATCTAAGGTTGCTTTTGCCGCTGCTATTTTTTCTGGTGTCAGGTCTTGTTTTGATGTAATATTTGACGATTGAGTAGGTACACGACCAGCAGAACGACGTTGCATATCTCGTCTTCTCATCATATTACTTTGATTCGCACTAAATCCAAGAATCGTACCATCAGCATCCATTGGTAGGGCATTCATGGCAGCAGCACTAGCAGCAGCCTGTGCACGAGTAAATCCTGTAATTTCACCAGTTCCAGAATCATTGGCAGGGCGACGATTCCTTAAACGATTTCTTTGCATCATATTACTTTGATTCGCACTAAATCCAAGAATCGTACCATCAGCATCCATTGGTAGAGCATTCATAGCAGCTGCACTGGCAGCCGCCTGTTCAGGAGTAAATCCAGTGATTTCACCAGTTCTAGAATCATTAGCAGAACGACGTTGCATATCTCGTCTTCTCATCATATTACTTTGATTCGCACTAAATCCAGTGATTTCATTACCTCTCATTGGTAGAGCATTCATGGCGGCTGCACTGGCAGCCGCCTGTTCAGGAGTAAATCCTGTAATTTCACCAGTTCCAGTACCTCTTCCCATTGCCTTACGTTGTGCATCTTCTAATGATGCACTTTCAGTAGATCCAGATAGCATCGGTGGTGGTCCAGATATAGCAGAGTTATATTCCTCATGCATAGCTAATGTTTTTTTCGGGTCTAATGCATCCATTGCCACTTGAGGTGCTTTTTTATTATTTCGTCTAGAGAACTGTCCACGCCCTGGACCCTTTTTACCGAAAAGACTACCAATGCCATCAACCATTTCCATAAATGATTTGCCAATATTATTACCAACTTCACCAATCTTATCACTAATATCTTCTTGATAATCAAAAGAATTTCTTATTTTTTCTTTTTCCTTTTCCAACTTTTCAACTTGAAGTTGGTCTTCCATAGTGAAACCTTTTTTCTTCTTCATAGATTCTATTTGTTTGTCAAGAACAGCCATTTCATCTCTGGCTAGTATATCCTTATCTCTGGCAACATTCTCTTGATTTTCTTTTAATCTATTTTCAAATTCTTTTCTTTTTTCTAAAGCAACCTTTCGGTCTTCTAGACTTACATTCGAAGTATCTTCAATAGTTTTCGTAAGTGATTCGATTTCTTTTAATATATTCTCTTGATATTTTCCAGACTCTTGAACCCTTTTCTCAATGCTTTTTTTTCTGCCAGGAGAAATTTCTAGAGTCTTACCAAATAAACCAGCAACCTCTGACTGAAAATCATCTAAGGCATCAGTAATTTTTTCACCACCAATCGCACCAGCAGCGCCACCGGCAGCGCCTCCCACTATTGCTCCAACTGGTCCAGCTGTTTTAAACCCTAATGTAGCTCCCATAAGTCCTTGTGTTATAGCATTTACTATGCCACCCTCACCCCCACCTATAGCATTACCAATAGCAGATGCCGATTTACTCTGACCATCCTTATCGGCAGTCGCTACACCAACGCCGCCATCCGCTAACATTTTAGCGCCCGATAAGACCGATAACCCACGAGTTAAAAAGGGAAGTGAACCTTTTAAAGTACTAGCTAAACCTGCTAATCCAAAACCAGCAGCGGCAGCAGCGCCACCACCGCCACTATCAGTATCGCCACCACCACTGCCACCAGTAGCGCCGCCAGTGACGACAACAGCATCAGTACCTTTACCACTGGCTATTTTATCCCCTTTGGATTTCTCTTCATTCCGTCTTTCTATGTCAGCGAGGTTTTGTTTTCTTTGCCAGTCTACATTGAATTCAAATTGTTTTTGTAAAATGCCTTTAATATCAGAAAGATTGCTCTCTATAGAAGAAAACCCCTGTACATTAGTTTTCAAAACAGCTTTAGGTGTATCCTCACTGTTTTTTAGACTTGGAAATTTTATAGGTGGTAATGCCATTTACTGATTCGCTTTTTGTTTTTCTAATTCTTCTTTCAAGTAATTCATCAATAATTGTACATAAATTGTTCTCTCATAGGGTAACATATTTTCTAACTCTGTCAGTGAGTATTTATGATGCTGCATCAATCCAAAATTGGTTTTATAATGATTTGCAAGACTGTCATGACAGAGGCTTATGTAAAAAAATCATTCAATCCTCTCAATGTGTATTCCACTTTCTTCTTGCACCCCTTACACTTATATTCGATTTTGTGCTCTAATCTGGGCATCGTTTCGAAAAAAGTCGAGAGTTTTTCAATTTGAGTTTTGTCCATACTTTCGATAAAGGTTTTCATCTCATCTTCGGTGAACTCATCATAAATATTTTCGGCATCATACACATATTCGATTGATTGCTGTAGAATATCATATGTGCTACTCTCATTAATCTGTTCAAATAAATTCAAATTAGAGATGGTTGGATATTTCATCTTTATTCCAACATCATCATTAATCATAATATTGACTTCGTGATTATCAAACTCTTTTACCTTCAGAGTATCTAAGTCAATTGTAATCTCTTGTGAAGTATCACAATCATGTGTTAAAGTAAACTCTAAAATATTGCTGATACTTCTAGCCCTAATATTCAAATAAAGAAATTCAAAATCGAAATAACTTAAATTCTCAACATCGATTTCATCCAGAATACAATTCTTTAAGATCTGTTTGACTGCTACAATCTGGTCATTATTATCATCGGATTCTTGAGCAGTTAATAATATTTTTTCTTCCTTTACTAAGAAAGGTCTAATCTTTACTTTCTGTTTAGTTGATGGTACTTCAATCTCGTGTTCTGGTGTGACTAATGATGGTAAAGCCATAATCTATATCCTTATATTAAAAGTTATTTGGTAATCCTCTTGGACCTGTTACTGGTACTTCTGGAACTGGACCAAATGATCCAAAGTTTCGTTCGCTGGTTGGAATCTGAGTTGCTCCAGGTTTTACAGTAGATTCAAGTGGTGTTCTGTTTGGTGTTGTACCCTTTGGAATAGGTCCAGGCTGTGCAGGTCTAGATCCAATTGGAGTTTCGTTTGGTGTTGTACCCTCTGGAATAGGACCACGTCGTGCTTTTCTAGTTCCTAATAGTGTTATGTTTGGTGTTATATCCTCTGGAATAGGTCCCCGTGGTGCTTTTCTAGTTCCCTCTGGAGTTCTATTTTTTTCATCACTTGGTATATCTCTGTCTTTCACGTTTAATTGTTCATAGTATCTATACTGAAATTGTACCTGCAATTTCTGTAATGCTTCACTTTCCCAACTTAGATTTAATAATGCGATTGAAAATGGGTATGCTTCTAATAACCTGGTGGTTACAACTTTTTCTCCAGTTTCATTAAATTTGAGTATATCTATTGTTCCTATATAGTCGCTGTAATATCCAGGGTTGAATAATTTTGTCGAATTGCGTTGACCAGCCCCTGCAACTCTATGGTTACCCAAAATGATATCCATCCACGAGTCCATTTTTTCTTTTACATTCAATTCTTCATCACATAAAAAAGTGATGTCCATAGGAACGTAAATTGGCGCATATCCTATTTTTCTAACTGGACCTGTAACATCTCTTGCGTCATCAATAGTCTGTGAGGTGCGACCAGGGATAGATGCTGACTCTGCTCTCAGAGTAAGCTCCGCATCTAAACCACCCCCACCTAAAAAACGCTGTGGAAAGAAAATTCTAACCTCAAACTGAGATTCTTTACTGACACCACGATTGGCGATATCAGAGGTAAACTGTGTTATGTTGAATGCCATTATCGTGCCATCCTTCTAGAGTCTGCCCAGACTGAAGTTTTAGATGATTTTGCAAAACTTTCAAGAGGTAGGAATAGGGCAATATCCCACTCGGACGAAGCAATCTCTATGAACCTTGATCGTACATGATTTGACAGGTAACGCTTGAAGGTTGGTTTGAATAACTTATATTTAGACGCACCCTTCAACACCTCATAACTTAAACGCAGTTTGGTATTCTCATCATACCGCTTATTGCTGCTTAACTCGTACAAAGCGTCCATTAACTGCGCTCTAAGGCGATATGGCAGGTAGTGCATGTTAATGCCATAGAAACCCCCTGGAGCACCCTGTACAGGAAATATGAGAGGGTATCTATCATAGTATGGCAACTCAGCCTTGGTCTTGGGGTCATAGTTGAATAGATACATCTTACCCATAGACACACGGTTCTTATATCGTGCTTTCTCACCTCGTACAACGCTCTCTGGCGTAGCACTGGTCCCTCTTGCTTTATCTCTAAACCAATCCCTTGCACCTTGCGTGCGAGCAGGCACCTGACCGGCACGAATGCCTTGTGCTAAAATTTCATCGAATTTTGATGCCATATGTCGTTTTTCTCTTGACAAAGGGTTGACGTTACATTATATTTATAATGTAAACCATAGAAGGATATAAACTAATGATTAAATCATTTCTGCCTGTCTTTCAAGGAAGAGTGGATAAACTTAAAAAGAGTCTGAAAGAAGAATTGGCTCTTGCTAAGTCTGAACGTCGTAAGGAAGTAATCAAGTCTCAGGTCAAGGAAGCAAAGAAACTTCAGAAAGCAATCAAAGAAGCTGCTGGTGACTCAAACACTTGTCCTCACTGTGGTGGTATTCTATGAGTTGATACCCATATCGACCTCTGTTAAGACCTTAAACTCCCACCCACGATCAACACAGTATTCTTCTGCTGCCTCCCACTTCGCTTGGTTGGTGGCATAAGTTACAACCTCGTTGATATATTTCTGTGTCTTGCGTGTCTGCTTCTTTGGTGGGTTCTTCTGGTATTCTGGTTTGACCTCAATCATAATGGTTTTGGTGGTCTTGTCTTTCTGTTTTACTCTGATAATAAAATCAGGGAAGTATCGTCGTACCTTACCGAATGGGTCACGATATGGAACGATGACCTCTTCACTTGCCCACCAGATTATATTTTCATTTAAATCAAAATAATTCATACACCGTGCCTCCCATGATGAGCGATAGGTAATCTTCGATGGGTCGCCACGGTATTTTTTTGGGTATTTTGGTTTAAATTTGCCTGAATATGCCATATAAATAAATGAAAGAAGTTTGTATTCAAAGGAATATTTATATGTCGGACATAGAAGATCCATATAAAAAGTCTGGTGGGGCAGTAGAGGTGGCTTATGAGGGTATAAAAGCGCAAGCGGATAAACTTAAAGGTGATACCAGTCAACCTAATTTAGTAACTCCTGTCAGTGGTATTAAATTTCCAGACGATTTAATAGACAGTCAGGAAGCGATTAGATTTGAAATATTTGAGGATTATCAATTTGACAGAACAGAAAATCACCATCAAAACAAAACTGCTGCTACCATATATCTACCTATTCCAAATGTCTTACAACCATCATACAGTGCGGACTACCAAGAGACAGAATTGGGCCTTGCTGGTAGAGCAGGTGCTTCAGTGGTCGGTGGTCAAGGTAATGATAATACTTTTGGTCAAAGTTTGTCTGGCGGTGCTTTAAATTTATTATCTCTGGGTATTGATGGCGCTGGGGCTGCTGGTGGTGGATTATTAGGCTCGAAACTTGGTAAGTTATATGAAAAGAATGGCACAATTTCTAATATATTAGAGAAGGTTGGCATTGGCGCTGGTGCAGCACTTGCGCAAGGAGCAAAGGGTGCTATGTTTGGAATGGGTGTTGCTCGTAATCCACATATGGCTCAGGTATTTAAAAATATCAAATTTCGTAGTCATTCTTTTGATTATAAATTTTCTCCTAAAAATGTAAAAGAACAGGAGACATTAACCAAAATAATCAGACTTTTCAAACTAGCAATGCATCCCAAATATATGTTTGGTGACCATATGTTTAGTTATCCAGCACAGTTTGATATTGATATCATTTCTGGTCAGTCAAATAAACACTTTTATAATATTGGTGTTTCTGTGTTGACTGATATGAGTGTCAACTATTTACCAAATGGTCCACACATGCACGAGATTGCTGGTGGATTTGAAAATCCTGAACCTACCAAAGCACCTGTTGCTGTTAATATGAGTTTGAAATTTACTGAAATCAAGATTGTTACACAAGACGATATCGTAGGGAATAATTACTAATGGCAAATTTTTATTTCGACACGTTTCCAAAAACTACCTATGATATAAAGAAGAATGGTAAACTGGAAAACGTAACCAATATCATGTTGCGGTATAAGTTCAATGCTGCAATCAAAAATTTCATATCACCATACTATGACTATAACGTGGCAGATGGTGAGCGAGCAGATAATCTTGCGTTTAATGTCTATGGCGACTATACGCTTGATTGGTTGATTTATATGATCAACGATATTGTTGACCCTAACTTTGATTGGCCTCTAAGCGAACAGACACTAAATCGGTATATCGTTAAAAAATACGGTAGCATTCCAATCGCACAAGCAACCGTGCATGAGTATCGTAAAATTCTAAACGAGCAGTCGGTCTTATTCGATGGCACGATTGTACCCAACAGAACTTTGGTAATTGATGAAACGACTTACAATACGTTGGATATTTCAGATAGAGAGTCCATCTCAAAATATACTCATGAGAATGAAGTCAACGATGCTAAGAGGCAAATCAAACTTTTATCCAGTAGATTTGTTAATGATATTTTAGTAGAACTTAGAGATGTCTTTTAATGGTAAACAACTATAGACCAGAGAAAATTGAAGTAGACGGAATCTATATCTTCAATTACAATAGAGAAGTTACCAGTGATATTAAACAACAACTGGTCGATTTCAATATCTATGAAGATATATACTCGCCTACAATGTCATTTGATGCAACGATGACTGATAGTAATGGGCTTATAGAACGATTTCCTTTCGTTGGTGAAGAATTGGTTGCTGTATCATTTAGAATTCCTACGGATAAAAAAACTTTTCAAAAGATATTTTCTATCTACAAAGTGTCTAATAGAAAAGAGCAAGGTGAGAGAAATGAAGTTTACACCATTCATGGGATTTCGCTTGAAGCAGTTGTGAATATGAATAGCACTGTCGATAATTCTTTCGTCGGTCGCCCCTTTTCTGAAATGGTGAAGTCCGTCTATAAAGAATATTTCAATAACTCGACCAAGAAAACTGCTGGCAAACCATTCCTTACATACGACAAAAATCTATTTGTCGAAGAGACATTTGGCAATCACTCTATCGTGTCACCACTATCGACACCATTCGACTTCATAAAATATTGTGCCAAGCACTCACAATCACCCAAGTATGTGGAGAGTGATTATGTGTTTTTTGAAAACGATGATGGATTTAATTTCAGAACGATTAGCAGTTTACTGGAACAAGATTCCGTTGAAGATTATTATCTGTCCGACCCAGCCGCAAAGAGAGATCAAAACAGTAAGGTCAAGGAGCATCAAATCATTCGCAGTCTATCTTACGATGAGTTTGAATTCGACACCATGGAAAGTATGGCAAGTGGCTTGTATGACAATGAGGTTTCGGTTATTGACCCTGTGCTAAAGCGATTTCAAAGCACAAGTTTAAACTACCATTATACTAAAAATTTCACAAATGTCAATAAAAATAAAAGCTCTTTTACTAATAGGAATAAGTTTACCTCAAATTTTTCAATCTATAAAGATTTTGATGGGTCTTCTCATGCCAGATATATCGTGTCAAATCTATCAAACAAGGCATATAACCAAACCTCTTATATTAAAGACAGGTCAGAGTCAGATCCAGTTGCCCAATATCCTTTCGTGCGTCACAAATTCTTAAATCATTTGGTATCAAAACTATCGCAGGTCAATACAAAATTCACATTGAATATGGTTATTCCTGGTGACCCTAATCGTAAGGTTGGGGATATTATTAGATTATTTGTGCCACAAAGAAGTGCATCACAAGAATTTACAAAGCAGTACAATTTTTTATATGGTGAAAAAGAGCCTCGTTTTTTGGTGACAGCAGTGCATCATAACTATGCTTATGAAGATGATACATATATGACTACACTTGAAATTGTAAAAGACTGTCTGGGGCAGGATGTATTTACCCCAGGTGGAGCAGAGGGATATAATGGTTGATTTTAAACAAGAATATGTTGGATATAATTTTATCTGGTTTTTCGGCGTAGTCGAAGACCGCAATGATCCGCTGAAGATGGGTCGTGTGCGTGTGCGCTGTTTTAACTGGCATACCAATGATAAACTCAAAGTTCCAACTGAAGCATTACCATGGGCACAGTGTATGCAACCTGTTACCTCTGCTGCTATCAGCGGTATCGGTAGGTCTGCTACTGGGCTTGTAGAGGGTTCGTGGGTTATTGGTTTCTTTCTAGATGGAGAAGATGCTCAGAAGCCTATGATTATGGGTTCTATGTCTGGTATTCCTACAGAATTGCCCAACATCGATCTTGGATTCAATGGTATCTATCCAGACCTAATTGATGAACCAGATCTGCCTCGCCCTGCTCGTGGCGAGCGTGAAGCAAATCTAAATGTCAATGACGGTATTCTACCTACCAAACTGATAGACAGACCAACACGAGATACACATTACGAAACAAAGATTGCTGGTCGTGCTGCGCTTGGTGCAATACCTACAGCCGTAGCACCGTCTGTGACTGGTGCTGATGATAAAGGCACTGCTGACTATGCAGATGATGAGGGCGAAGTTCCATACTGGTATGAACCCAATCCACGGTACGGTGGTGAAACAGATGGTGTATACGAGTCTGGTGCTGCATCAACCTATCCTATGAACCACGTACACGTTTCTGAAGGCGGTCATGTATTTGAAATTGATGATACACCAATGGCAGAACGTATCCACGAATACCATAAGTCCGGTTCGTTTGTCGAGACACAGCAAGACGGAACCAAGGTCACTAAGGTTATGGGTAGTGACTATGAAATCGTTGTGGAAAACAGAAATGTTTATATCAAAGGCAACTTATCTGTTACCGTTTCTGGCAATGCCAAAATGTATGTACAGGGTGACCAGTATATTGAAGTCGAGGGTGACCAGTATGTGACTGTCCGTGGTGATCGTATCACTAAAATTCAGGGCAGTGATATCAAAGATGTTGTCACTGATCAAAGCACAAACATCGAAGGCAATAAGTTTGAGCGTGTCGGTGGTAATCGTGATGAGCAAGTGCAGTTGAATCACACACAGAAAATTCAAAATAATTTTAACTCGACAATCAACGCAAACAATACGAGTATCGTTTCTGGCAATCAAGCAGAACAAATCACTGGCACACTTGCTTCTGTGGCTGGTGGTAATATGTCTATTGGTACCGCAAGTAATATAGATATTGGTGCTTCAGCAAATGCTGCTTTCAAATCCGTTAATGGGTTGATTGTTGAATCCACAGGTGATGATATTACCATCAAGTCTTCCAGCAGCGGTAAGATTGATCTAAACCCAGCATAGGAGATTTAAATGAGTTGTAGTACAGACATAGGCTTACAAACATTAAAACTGCTTGAAAATAAGGTCAAGGGAGAACTAGCAGGGTTTACTTCTGGTGCTGGTGGTCTTACAGGCAATCTAAGCACGCTACAAAGCAAAATTAATCTTGCGAAGGAAGTTTCAACTGCTCTTACTACTGCTCTACCTTCATTAGAGGGTTTGATTCCTTCAGCAACCCTAATTAGCGAGATGGGGTCATTGGTTGCTGCTAAAGACAATCCAGCACAGTTTGCCGCACAACTTCTAGTAATCTCTCAGAAATACGTCGATGTTCCTGGTGTAGACATTCAATCTTTGGCTTCATCTATTCTATCAGGTGAAATCAGTGCAGATAATATTTGCGCTCAGATTCCAAATGTGATTGTCAATAAGGCAGGGGACATTATCAAAAAGGGTATTCCACCCATTCCACCAACGACAAGTGTGAAAGAGTTAATATCGACCGCTACAAAGACGAATGCTGCGCTGTCGAAAAAACTTCCTATGATATCAAACATTCCAAATGTCGATATCAAAAGTAAGGTCGAGTCATTCAGTTCGTTACAAGCACCACAAAGTCTGGGTGTTGCCAAAGATATAACGACCATACTGCCAACGCAAAATGTAAAAAGCATGTCATCTGAATTGACTGTAGCAACTTCAAAGATGGGTACATTCTTACAGAAGCCACCCATCAGCAGTGGTCCAGCATCGCTGACTTCTTTTGGTGATGCTAGAAAAATCCTTGAAGATGCACAAGATCCTGAGTTAGAAGCAGAGATGATCGCTGAGGGTGAGCGTTTTAATGCACAGTTAGATGCTTTAGGTAAACCAATTCCAGGTGCAGTATACGATGACCCACTACCGGAGGATACGGGATAATGAAAGGTGTGTATATTATTAAAATAGGTAGAGAACTTTTTACTTATGATGATTTTTATGATATTCCAGATGCATTTGATCATTTGATAAAATTTGCACCTGAATACCCAGAAGGTCCACACACAGACGAACAGCATGAAGAGATGGAAACCTACAACGGTAAATTACAAGAACTCATGAAGAGGGAGATGAAATAATGCCAGCAGTAACTAGAATCGGTGATGCAGATGTACCACACTGTTCTGGTATGACTAGAGCAGAGGGTAGCCCAAACGTATTCATAAATGGTATAGCAGTAAGCAGACAGGGGGACAATAATACAGGGCATCTCCTGCCACCTAATATTCCACCGTGCCCTAGTCACTCAGCCGGTATTGCTACCGGGTCTTCCACAGTCAAAGTAAACGGCTTAGGAATAGGTAGAGTGGGTGATGCTATTAGTGGATGCACATCGGTTGCTGCCGGTTCGCCAAACGTATTTGCTGGAGGATAAATTATGATTCATATCTTCAAACCAAAAGTTATAGTCTCAGTAAGAGTGTTTTATTATCGACCAGACTATCGTAATCTGATTCAAGAGTTTGCGTGGCAGACTGAAGACTATAGACCTAAGTATCCAAGGGTAAATAAATTTTTGAGACATTGGCGAGAAAATATTGATGCTGTAATTGCTGATATTGAAATGGCAGAGGTTAAAAAAAGACCAAAATATAAGTCAGTAGAAGACATCTTCAAATTTTAATATAAATAATAAAAACAAAGAGTAACGGTAAAATGGCAGCATACGGTTCAGGCGCAACGTCACCAAGACGCAAAGAGATTATTTACAGAGATCTCGGTTTGTCTTTCGCAGCACATCCTATTACTAAAAAAGTAAAGGTTGTCGAGAATGAAGAGGCAATCAAACGTGCTGTCAAAAATTTAGTATTGACTAATAAGGGTGAGCGTTTCTATAATCCTCTATATGGTGGTAATGTGACTGCTTTTCTATTTGAAAATTTTGACTTTACTACCGAATTTGATATTAAAAAATCAATTACTAATACTATTAATACATATGAACCAAGAGTTAATTTAAGAGAAGTAAGAGTTAAGGCTAATCCAGATGGTAACTCCATGGAAGTCACTATCATCTTTAGTATCCTCGCAACTAATAGAATTTCAGAGACAAACTTTACTATCGAAAGAGTCCGATAATGGCAGCTAATAACGCAATCCGAGTTTCAGATATCAACTTTGATCAGATTAAGACGAACCTAAAATCGTTCTTGT